CATGCCCCTGCTCCTGGTCCTGCTCTAGCGCCTGCTCCTGCTCCTGCTCCTGCTCCTGCTCCTGCTCCGGCTCCTGCTCCTGCTCCTGCTCGAGCGCCTGTAGCGCAACCCAAGATCACATTCAAGGTAACAAAAAAGACTATCAATGTGCTTGAGGGTACAAAGGTGATTTACAAGATTCCGTATGTTGGTGACGACCAGGCTTGGCAAGATGTATGTAATGAAGTGTTGGCTAATCGCGGACCTGTGGCATTCAAGACGTGGTGTGCTGGGTTTGCGGAGCTAAATAACAATGAGTTCTAGAGAAGCCAAACATTCTTATATACAATAATATAGGCTAGCGCCGTACCATTTTTTACAGGTACACAGCGTACACCTGCGCCGAATCGGCTGAAATCCTGTGACATGCGGAATGCCTGCTCGATAGGAATCGGCACTGAGGCTCCGCGAGAACGAATATGCGTGTTACCAGGCGAACCGTCCTCAAAGCATGGCGTTACGTTGATTACACGACTGTTTGTCGTATTCCAATCTCCAGCCCAGTTGATTTTTGGCAGAATCCACTGGTGCGCTAGGTCACGAGTTGCGAAGGTTGGTGATAGGCTGTACTCAACAGGTACGTCATCGCGCTCGTCAAATACAGGGTTTAGTCCTTCGACATTTGTGTGATGTACCTTCGACTTGGGTGCCTTTACACGCCCATCCTTTGACTTCATGCGACTGGCGTTATAATCGGAGTTTCTGTAATCGCAGCCACCCTGAATCCAGTTCATATACTCCTCGACAGCACCCATGTCGCAGAAATGAATAGGACGAAGGTGAGGGTTCAGCCACGAACCAGTGTAATCAAACGTATCGCAGAATCGTGCGGTCAGTCCCTGTGAAGTGGCGGTGGTGTTGCGCTTCTTCGGTGGCTGCTCATAGGTTCCTCCAACATTGTCGCGGATGAGACGCTTAGAGGCACGCCAGAAACCCTTGATGAAGATAATCGTATGTTTGGGGGGAGCGATACGCATCATGGCATCTGCATTCTCAATCTTGTCTTGTGAGTCGTGATGTTTTACATCCCAATCGAGACGTCGCGCAGCTGCCTTAAAATGTGCAATAGTGGGCGCGTCCTCCGTTCGAATCAGAATATACTTCTTAGTTACTGCAGCGAAGCGATTATCAAAGAAACGCAGCATGTTCATGGCGATTTCTTCGGACGTAATCATAGGTGCGTTGCGGATACGCTGCTCGTCCAACATGGTCTGAAATCCCTTATACTTCTCGCCAGGGATAAGCAGCACCATTGCAGCCTTGTCACCCCACGTCTCCAGGTCCGTCATAACACCTTCGGGGGTCGCCGAGATTTCGAGCAGTCGGTTGCGCTTGGCTTCAAGAAGCGTTACGTTCAGCATGCCGGCTTCCGTGAGAACCTTTGCTAGAGTCATGTTCTTGCCTGCGGCAACATGGCATTCATCTGCTGCGACGACTCCGCCCTCAAGGTTGCGTAGAGTCTCCTTAATCTCATGAACCTCTCCGCGGTGCCGCACATTGTCGCGCAGCTTCTGAATGTCCAGCACATTGCTCTGTGTCTGCTTCTTCCATTCACAGTCGCTCATACCAGAAATGGTGTGAAAGTTCTCTGCGAATACGAACATCTCATCATTATTGTGCGTCCCAAGAAGATATTGGAGTTCCACAATAACGCCAGTTTTGCCGGCACCTGGTTGCGCAACCAGGACCACTGCAAGTTTGCCACTCATATAATGCTGTATAATCTTAAGAGCTGCCTCCTGCTGGTTATCATAGGTTACACGCCGCCCCTCAAGTTGCAGAAGTTCGTTCTTCTGTCGATAGGCATTGCTTATATTAGCGCGCTGATGATTACGGAGCAGTTCGAGCGCCATAGTTTCTTTGGTCCTTTTTTGTAAAGAGATTTTTATTCAATTTTTAGCTGCGGCCTCACATGAGCAAAAATTCAACGAAATATCATATTTTACTAATATTTTTAATGTGCGTGTGAATCACCGCAAATCCGGATCGCGTTCAACTAGACTTAGCTGTACACGATAGACTACTTACTATGTTTTACCCGTCTACAACATCTTGTTAAGTTTTGTAGGGAGCCCGTGTCCAAATAACACCATAAGTATTAACTACAACAGCTCTACTTGCTATGTTTTACGTGACCGTTTGCGTGTGCCGCCTTTTTTACATCCTTTGCCAGCGCAGCGTGTTGATAGGGTCGTGGAGGGCTGGACGCCGATGAGCGCCTCTAGTGCCGCTATCTGTGTCTCCTTTGTCAGCGGGACCTTGAAAAAGTTACGCGTCGCGGTCTTGACCTGCTCCTCGTCAAGACCGATTTGCGCCATTTCGTCGTGGGTTAGAGTGCGCGCCGCCGTTGAGGTCCAGGCGGCGAAGCGGTTGGAAATCAGTGAGAACTTGCCACCCAAATTTGTCTCTTTATAGTTGGGTCCGTGCGGACCAGGTCTTTGGGCACCGGTTTTATCGTATTGACAGTTGCCCTCAAAGAAATCCGCAGTGCATATCTTACCGGGCGCTTTTGTAGAGCACCACTCTTCGTAGTCTAACATACCGACTGTCTCCGTAATTTTGAAAAGATAGGCGGCTTTGAAGAAACGGTCTTCACCCTTGCCGGTGAGCTTCGTGTGTTGGAGCGCGACTAGAGCAAGGACGTAGTCGCCGACCTTGGCGGATTTACGGATTCCTGGCTTACAAATTGTGAGCGTTAGGTAGCCGTTTGATATGTGTGGCGCTGTACCTGCGTCGGTTACAATTCTGTAGACGAAGAGCTGCGGCATCCTTATTGTTAACGGATAAATTTTGCTCCAGGTTTTGGATAGGTGCAGCGGATAAGCGGTGCTGTTGTATGTGGTTGCGCCGTCGGTATGTTCGCGTATTCTGGTAAAAATTCACGCACAAAGAGGCTGCACTTGTTTACAATTTCGGCGCCGGCACACTGGTCAACGGGATGTTCGTCTTCACCGCAGAGGGCGATGACTTCATCTGGACTATAGATACTGGTGACTAGGTCCCAGTGTGGGAGCCCTCTGTGTACTGAGCCGTAGACAATAAGGTCGTATTCGTGCGACTTTATTTCTTCCACTGTATATGGTCGCGACTTCAGGGCGGGGTCAAGAATATTGGTATAGGTGAACCCCTTACCGTACAGATACGGGGCGAGTCCAAAGTCACTGTAGATGTGTGGAACCGTATTAGACTCGACGCATGCCGTTTTCAGAATCTGTTTCATACCAATGAGAGTTAAACAGCGCTGATAGTCTGGCGTCGGATCTTCGACAAAAAAGAGCACTGATTTAGGCTGTATACCGACAGTGTCAAATATACGCTGTGCTGTGGCGCGGCAACTGAGATGGTCGCGCGTATGCTGTAGGAGCGGCTCCAAATAGATTTCTGGCGTAGTTGAAGCCATGGCTTTCACGATGAGCTCTTTTGGAAAGGCGGGCAAACTTGTATCAGGACATGTTGCCAGCTCTTCAAACCAGGGACAGCAGCCATTAGCGAGTATCTCATAATGACGGAGCGTATCCCAGCCGCCTTTTTTGACTGTTTTGCCGAAGATGGACTCCTGATAGTCCTTATAATAGGTTTCTTCGGTTTCAAAAATGTAGGTTTTAAGGTCGCCTGGTACAATATGTCCGAAGCGTTTGGACTTCGGCGGAACCGCTGAGACAATTTTGGATTCAGGAATTGAAAACGAAATTGGATAGACGGGCATTACCTTTTATGGTTGGGGCGCATTTAAGTCACTGAAAAAGTGCTGCCACTTAGTCCAGGCGGGTACAGAGTCACGGGGTTGTAGTAATGAAAGGATTTGCTGTACGGACTCTTCCGCTTTACAGTAACGAATATATCAGTTGCTGTGTGCTCCCTTTTTTCTCGTACAGAGTCGCTGATTTTAGTAATCGAATGATTGCTGTAAGGACTCTTTCCCAAGAACAGGGACCAGGGTAGTGGGGGGACAGGGACCTGTGATACTGAGTATCGATTATCAGAATGTTTGCTGTAAGGTCCCTTTCCACTACTGACTATTGGTTTGGTGGCTCTTGTGACTTCAATTTTTTGCCCTTTTTCCTCTCTTGTGGGGAGAATTATGGGTCACATAGTAGAAATGAGTAGTGCGACCATTGATTGTGCCGACCATCGTCTATGTAAAGATGTTATGCGCACGGCGCGCGCGTTTGGATTTCTGACAGAAGTTAGCGGTATGACTGTAACGGTTCGGTCGACGTCGGTCGTTGCGTTAGATAAGTGGGTTGCGCGTTTTGAAAAGAGTCAATGGATGGATGTTGTTCGCTCCGGTCCTTTTAAGACCTATATGAAGTTGAGTGCGCATGATGCTACTACGGCTGTTACGCGTTCGTGGTTTAAGGCATCCGAATACGCCACTATATACGGGTTTCCGGCACCCAATCCGCTAACAAAAGTAGTTGTCGGTGTCGTGTCTTTTGGTGGCGGTCTCGTGGGTACTGTCGATGCAAACGGTGTTCTGACGGGTGGTGATGCGCAAGCCTACTGGGCTTATTTGGGTATTCCGGCAGGCAGTATGCCGACAGTTGTTGTGGTTGGTGTGGGCGGTGCGACAAATTCGCCAAATCCTAATGACGGCTCGACGGGTGAGAACACGCTCGACGTGGAGATGATTGGCGCCGGCTGTCCGAGCGCGAACCTTACAATTATACTGTATATCGCGCCGAATTCGTTGGACGGATTTGGAACAGTTATGAATTATATGTTAAATACGCCGGTTACAGTGAAAGGTGTTGCGGTAAAACCCTCTATTATCTCTATTTCTTGGGGTGCACCCGAAGTCTATTACACGTCGGCGCAGCTCAGCACCATCAACGGTCTATTTGCTACAGCGGCTGGTCGCGGTATCCCCGTAACGGTGGCGTCTGGTGATAACGGCTCTAATGATGGCGTTGGTGGCGCAGGTTCGTACTGTGATTTTCCCTCTTCTTCACCGAATGCGATTGCGTGCGGTGGTACGAACCTGGTCTGCCCTAATTACACGTACGATGGGTCCACGGTGGAGACGGTCTGGTCTGGCAGTGGTGGTGCTATTAGCGCTACATTTGCGAAGCCAACCTATCAGTCAGGGCTGAGCGGCTCATATCGGCGGACACCCGATATCGCGATGAATGCGGATCCAAATACGGGTGTTCTGTTTATTTTAGGTGGTCAGTATGTCGTGTATGGAGGCACAAGCGTGGTTGCACCAGCGATGGCTGGGTATTTAGCCGCCGTCAACGCTAAGGTTTTCGTAAATCCCATTTTGTATAGCGCTCCTAGCAGCACCTTCCACGATATCACAGCCGGGTCAAACGGCTCCTTCTCTGCCGGTGCAGGATACGACAATTGTACGGGTTTGGGTAGCATCAAAGGGGGCTCGTTGGCTAGTCTATTTAGTTCGGCAAACATACCGGTTGTGAGCGTGAGTCTTAACGCGGCTTCAGCAACCATTCACCCTAATGGCACATATCAGGCATTAGCTACACTAAACCCCACAAGCCCAACGAATTCTGCTGTTACATGGAGCTCTAACGCGACGGGTGTTGCGACTGTCAATAGCACTGGGCTCGTGCGCGGCGTAGCAAACGGGACCGCCACGATTACTGTGACAACCGCCGACGGTGGTAAAACAGCAAGTCTAAGCGTTACTGTAACAACGCTGGTATCCGGCGTATCGTTAAATTTGACGACGCTGTCTTTAGCGGTCGGTCGAACCTCTCAACTTGCTGCGACTGCGGCGCCACCGACGGCTTCGAATACGGCTGTTACATGGACCAGCAGCGCTCCTACAGTGGCGACCGTGGTGGGCGGGCTTATCACTGGTATAAAAGCGGGCAGCGCGCAAATACGGGCTACAAGCGTAGACGGAGGGTTTATTGCGACATGCGCTGTAACTGTTGTGGTTGGTGTAACGGGTGTTACGTTGAATCGCAGCACTCTTGCTCTCAGAAAAGGCGCGACGGGCACTCTGACCGCAACCGTGGCACCAACCACGGCAACTAACAAGAGTGTAACGTGGAGAAGTAGCAATACGACAATTGCTACAGTGTCATCGAGCGGCGTTGTAACTGCGAAACGGGTGGCTGGCACAAGCACTATCACTGTTACGACTGCCGACGGAGGCTTTACTGCATCCTGCGTAGTAACTGTTTCTTAGTGCGTCTCCGGCTTACTTTTTTAAACAATTATGTGATTAATGGAGCACATTGACCAGATAATTGATACCTGGAAGAAGTTTATCAAAGACCGACTTATTCCGATTATAGATGGCGTAGGTGCCACCGTGGAGGGTAACTATTATAGTTACAATTTAACAACCGACTATTATGAGCCAAACCTTCCAAAACAGAAAAATATCATTATGTGCGCAAACGAAAGGGTCACGCAGGTTCTAGAAGTAGGCTTTAACGGTGGATTTTCGGCAGTTTTATTCTTATTGGCAAATCCCGAACTATCCATTACATGCGTCGACATCGGTTCTCATCCCTACGTTATGCCGTGTTACGAATACATCAAGAGTGTTTTTGGCGACCGAATTAATTTACTTATTGGGGACAGCACAGTAGTGTTGCCTGACCTGAAGCGCGGTTTTGATATAATTCACATCGATGGTGGACACGACGTGGAGGTGGCGGCTAAAGATCTCTGTAACGCAAAACTGCTGGCATCAGATACAGCATACATTATTATGAACGATATAGACTATGCGCCTTTGAAGACTCTATGGTCTGGTTGGTGCGATGCGTATAGTTTGCAGGACTCCGGTTACGCCGATTCTGGACACTCTATTAAAAAGTATAAGCGCGATACAGAAATTGCTTTTTATACATGCTATTTTGGACCCGGTAATATCAATGGTTCGGCTAAACACATTGCCATGCAAATTCCCAGGCTGCCATCGCTTATTTACGACTGTTGTTATTTTACAAATAACGTAACGATACGCGAAGCGTTGAAAAATACAGGCTGGATCTGCGTATTCCTTGAATTACCCATAAAACATTCAGACAATCTGAATGCGTTTGACACCAAAGAACTCAAATCCTGTCCGCATCGTTTTCCAATGCTCGACGCCTATACGTATATTTGCTACTGCGACAGCAAATATAGCGTGAATGAGAATCGGGTCAAAGAGCACATTAAAATGCTAACAGGTGAACGTCTGATGATTCTACCCACGCACCCTGATATCGGTCCAGACGTGTGGTGCGAATATGAGCAGTGTTTATTTCAACCCCGCTACAACGTTGATAAGGACCGGTATTTTAACTACATCGAGTCGCAAATTGCGGCGGGATTTCCTTCAAAAACAAAAATTCACTATACGACACAATTTATGATTCGCAAAAACAATTTATTGACGCGAGCCATAGGTGAAAAATGGTACGAACACATACAGATGTGCGGCATCGAATGCCAAATCAGTTTCTTTTTTGTTCATCAGATGTTTGAGAGCTACATTTGCGGTGTTAATTCGTACGATGGTTATTATTGGACGTAGCGGGACCATATGATACGGCGTATCGCCTCCACGGCTTGCGCGCTTGTAATCTGCTTTCTACTCTGCTCCTCTACGTCTGCCGGCTGAAGGAATAGAGAGTGCGTACGCTGGCGCCAGTCCTCAAGCCAGGTGTTGAAGTCGGTGGCTAACTTGAGTTGTTGCTTCTTGGACAGAAAGCCGCGAATCGCGATTTGGCGCCCTAGACCGCATGCGTAGAGTCCTGCGCGGCGCTCACTACTGTCGTGCTTTTGTAGGCAGATATCTAGCACCATGTGATTTTTGAGTGGCTCCTCTGTAATGGTAACTCCGATTTTCTTATTTGGCGCCTCCTGATACATCATATTGAATTCATTTTCACCTGGAAGATAGGCACAATTGTTCTTTACAATTGTTAGGATGCGGTGCTCACCAGAAGGACTGAATTTGAGAAGCCAGTCCTCTTCTGCGGTTTGGCTAAAGAAGACTCGGTTCTTGAACTCGATACAGAGTGTGATTTGACTGCGCTTGGGGAAGACGCGCTCTTCAAACACATTGAAGCGTAGCGGCTTAAACACCGCAAAGAAGTCCTTACGTCGCGTGCGCTCGGAGTCACGCGTTCCCGTTAAGAAACTCAGCGGTACGACAATTATGCCTCCTAGCGGCTGGCTTTTCAAAAGCGTCCGAATAAACACTTTATACAAATTGTCAATGCCGGTCTGCTCAAAGATTGTCTTGTCAACTGCGTCGGCTTTTGCTGTCCACGGCGGATTTGCTATAACATAGGCACCCACGTAGCTCGGGCGATTCGCTAAACAATTGCGACTCATTACCTTTGCAATTTTTGGTTCGGCGTCGTACGCAATTGTGATATAGCCGTCGCCGAGCCACTTTAATATTTCACCTTGGCGTGTGAATGGGTCTATGACTAGAGCCCCTTTTGGAGGGCGGTCGAAGCCCTCAAATAGCTTGTCGTAGAGTGTCATTTGATAGGCGTGGTGGAACGGCTCTATGCTCTCAATTTTCCTAAATGCCGACTACTTAAATATACGGACTGTATATTTTTTAGCATGTCTAAAAAATTAGCCTACTATACGGCATTTTTTGGCGATAATAGTAGTTGGGTCAATATTATACCACCGCTATTTTCGGCGGTCCATGATTGTTACTTTTTTACTAATAACGCGGAGATGTACGACAGATTGGGTGGAACTAAGTGGATTCGCGTGTTTCTTGACATTCCCATTAAAACGGATTACGCGCTGAGCGCCATGGATTCAAAAGAACTAAAACTGTGTCCGCATCGGTTTGAAGAGTTACAGGGCTATGAATTTACGTGTTGGTTGGACTCAACACTTATTGCGTTCGATGATAAGATAAGCCCGCTACTCGATAGACTAGACGGATGTAATATTGTTCTGACGCGGCATCCCGCGAAGTTTACTTCGGTTTGGGATGAGTACCGTGGTAGTATTGCCCTGCAAAAACACCAGATAAATAAAGATAGATATCTTGCATATATTGGAGCGCGACTTTTGCGCGGACTTTCCGAGGGCACAGACTGCTTTCATTGTACCGGATTTATCTTGCGTCGCACCTGTGACGAAATTGCGGATTTGAATGAATTGTGGTTGGAGGAGGTCAAAGAATGTGGTATCAATTGCCAGATTTGCTTTCATTTCGTTAAGCAGATATATGGTGTACCGGTTATGGCGTTGGAATTCTACCAATACTGGGACTACAATCAGCCTGGTATCGTATTTAAATATCCGATTCGCGCGGACGGTACAGTTGATACCTGGTAGGGGTGGTTAAATTCCGGACTTCGAAACCATAGATTATATACCCGGCAACTAAACACATAATTTTTACTTTGTGTGCCAAAAGAAAATATAAAGATATCATAAAGAATAAATGTCTGCGTTCCGCCCGATTAATTGGAGTGTCGCCAGTTGAAATTAGAGATAACCTTGACGCCTTCATAAATTACTATAACGAACATAATAAACGATACCGCGACGCCCTAAAATCACTCAGTGACGGTAGCGAGCCCGCAGTAAAAACTGCACAGAATTACAAAGTAGATTACTCTTTAAGAAAAAACGTGTGCTATAATCGCATAAAACTGATAGAGGACAACCCGTGGCGGCACCCAGACGACCCGCCGCCTTATACCGGTAAAAGAGTTGGAAAAATAGTAGGAGCAAAATTAATGTCAGACACCGATTCAGAAGGGGAGAAATACTATTATTGGTTAGTTAAGTTTACAAATGCCACAGTACAATGGCAGCAAGGCGATGATGACATAAAATGGTTCGAACCTTGTTCCGAAACCGCGGGAGGGCAGAGAAAGAAATCTGTAAACAGAAAAAAGAACCGCAAGAATAGAACAACGCGAAAGCATTAAGAAGGTTGTATCTATATTGGTACCTTGAGCTTGGTTGGGGGGTGTTTAAATTCCGGACTTCGAAATTATATCGAGTATACCCGCTTCTACCATTTCGTCCGATTGTTTATACCCGTACTCAAATCTGCAATACGGACATTTAATGAGACCTCTATTTGCTCTGAAAATATTTATATAACATGGTATACACCAGTAGTTGGCGCAATGCGGACAACTGACCTTTTTATGCTTCATATCTTCGGAACAGATAGAACATGAAATATATTCGTCGCTATTCAGTTTCGCATCGATATGCCGTTTTATCTCATCCCAAGTATTATCTTCAAGAATTGTAATTATTGCTTTTATTCTATTTAATACTAGTTCTATATTATTAGTAACAGGGTCTCTCCTGAATGTAATACTTTCATTAGGTATATATTCTTTAATCTTATGAATAATACTGTTCATTTGTTATACTTTAAAATTGAAAATACATCTTCAATTTTAAAGTGTTTATAATAGAGCACCAGATGCCCCATCCGGTTCCGCGGGCGCTGGTGTTTATGCCTAACGAATGCTTTTATTGTAAAGAGCATATTACTAAATGTATATTTACTTCACACATGTTTGGTATAATGACATGTACTTTTCATCAACGCGCAGGTCATCGCGATATACGCGCGTGGCTTCATACATGGGGTGCCGTACGAATACAGGATGCGCGTAAGTTTGTAGAGATCGGTGACATTTTATTAGTGCTCGATAAGGGATTCCCTATTCGCAGAGCCTCTGGTCGCATTGAGCATGGTTGGTCGCTGTTTCAGGGGTTTGAAAAAGAGCCTGTAATGATTCGCCGTCTATGCGGCGCCTGGTCGATTCGGTGCGAAAAGGAGGACAATTATAGATACGTGCGCTTTGACGAATTTATAAAGGATGATATTGTCTGTCATTTGCACACAGACCCTGACGATTTTAAACTTGCTATGAGTTATGCGATTACGTTGCTTGAAGAAGGAATCTATTTGCCACAAGTCAATGAGCAGTTGAGACCTGAATCAAGGGAATTTACGGTGAACAATAAGAGCATACATATGATTATGATACCGTGAAACCGATGGCAGCGCCTGTGGCGCATAGAACGGTGCCCCAGAGTGTATCCATAAAAGCCATTTCTGTCGTCCAGCCCTTGAGTGAAGCCAGATTTGTGAGGTCGTAGAGTCCGTACATGGCTGCGCCGAGCGCGGCA